TGCAACCACGCCGACTGCAACGATTGACGTGCTGGACGTGTTTATTCGTGAGACCTTGGGCGGCGTATCAACAGACGTGCCGCTCACTCGCATGTCGCGCTCGGAGTACGCCAACCTGTCCACCAAGACAAGCACTGGCAAGCCGAATCAGTACCTAATCGACAAGCAGATAAGCCCAACCATCACGGTTTGGCCTGCGCCAGACCAAAGCTCAAAGTACGAATTGTACCTAAACGTGCTAAGCCGTATGGATGATGCAGACGCTGGGGCAAACACCTTGCAGATCCCATTTAGGTTTTACCCGTGCTTAGCCGCTGGCCTTGCCTACTATTTGGCGCTAAAGAGAGCGCCTGAGAAGGTCGGTATGCTCAAACAGCTTTACGAAGAAGAGTTTGAGAGGGCACTGAGCCAAGACCAAGACCGAGTGTCTTTCAGGGTTGCTCCTGATTTGCGCGGATATAATTTAGGCTAATGGCTTACGCATCGAACAAACGCGCTTATGGCATTTGCGATATCACAGGCTTTCGCTATCGCCTGCGTGACATGAAGATGACTTGGGACGGCTTGCTGGTAGGCCCAGACCAGTGGTCGCCAAAGCACCCGCAGCTTATGCCAAGGCCAACACCGATTGATCCGCAGGCGTTGCAGATTACTCGACCAGACCAAGCCGCTAACGGAAATGACAACAATTTTTTTACCGTTTACACCAATGTCGGAAATGGTATTTTGGGCACAACTTTGCAAACTTTTGGACTTACTGTTAGTGTTGGCACCGTGGAGGTAACAACGTCATGAGCTTCACATTGGCAACGCTAAAATCGACTGTGCAAGATTACTTGCAGGTCAATGAGACTACGTTCAACAACAACCTGAACACGTTCATCAAGGAAGCTGAGAGCCGAATATTTAAGCTGGTTCAGCTACCAGAGCAACGAAAGAACGTGCAGGGTACGTTGACAGCAAGCAACCGCTTCTTGGCAACACCAAGCGATTTCTTTGCGCCGTTTTCATTGGCGGTTATTGATAGCAACAACAAGTATCACTATCTGGATTTCAAGCATCCATCGTTCATTAAGGAATACAGCCCTACCACCACAACGACTGGCAGGCCAAAGTATTACTCAATGTTTGATGAGACGGCGTTTGAGCTGTCGCCTGTGCCAGATTCTGGTTACACCGCAGAGTTGCATTACCTGCACAAGCCAGCGTCTTTGACGGTTGGCGGTGACTCAGGTACGACAATTCTGTCAACGGATCACCCTGATCCCTTGCTTTACGGCACCTTGGTTGAGGCTGCTGTGTTCTTGAAAGAAGCTCCTGACGTGATAGCCAACTTCGAGGCTCGGTTCAAGGAAGGCGTAGCTCGGATGAAGAATCTGAGCGAAGGCCGTGGAACCAGAGACGAGTATCGATACGACTTATTGCGTACAGGGGTAACCTAATTGGAACCAATCAAAGAACTTGAAGGCAAGAAAATAGCAATCATCGGTCTGGGAGCCTCTCAGATCGATTATGTAATCGGAAAAGAAAACAGCGTCGAATGGGACGAGGTTTGGGTTATCAACTCAGCCCTGTCGGTTTTCGAGTGTGATCGTGTGTTCATGCTTGACCCTGCCAGTCGTTTTTTAGATACCGACGATGCAGGCAACCAAACCGATGTGATGCGTAGGCTTCTGCCTGCTTTTGACAAGCCCATATACACCTGTCAGCTAGACGAGCGCGTACCTGCGCTGGTTGAGTACCCGCTTGAAGAGGTTATCAAAGACCAACGCTGCGCTTACATGAACACCACGGTAGCTTATGCCTTGGCCTTTGCTGCGTGGAACAAGGTAGGCGAAGTCGATCTGTTTGGCATGGACTTCAGCTATAAAAACAACTTGCACTTCGCAGAGGCTGGCAGAGCCTGCCTTGAGTTTTGGATCTGCAAGATGATTGCCATTGGCATCAAGGTTGGCGTAAGCCCAAGGTCTTCGTTGCTCGATCAGAATGTCGAGATGCAGGATAGGCTGTATGGCTACCATCGACTGCCCAACCCGAAAATAGCAATGCCAAACCCAGAGGGTGAGTGGGTAGTCTGCAACCGATCAGAGCTGGCGCAGATGGTTAAAAAACACAAATTAGAGACGGTGGAGCTGCCGTCCTCGCCAGAGCCATATAAGGGGTAGTCATGTCGCAAGGTGTTTTTCAGATGGGTCAGGTGATGGTTTCAACAACCGATAACCGTGGCCATGATGTAGAATTTTGGGCGAAAGAGACAACAAAGAAGATTTTAGGCATATCGGAGGAGGCTGAACCGCATATTCGTTTGCAAGCCGAGGCTTTCCGCAATCAAGTTTATACTCTAATATTGATGGGGATGAAGAACGCTATAGCTTCTGACCGAGTTACGATTCGTGGTTTACTTGCGTCTCAGGGGCATGAAGACATGGCAAAGATAATCAAGGAGCTTTGATATGGCCATCACTTCCGCAATTCCTACCAGCTTCAAGCAAGAGCTTTTGGTTGGGACTCATAACTTTACAGCTACCAGTGGCAACGCTTTCAAGCTCGCGCTTTATACGTCTAGCGCGACTCTTGGCGCTGCTACCACAGCATTTACCACGACGGGCCAAGCCAGCGGCACCAACTACACGTCTGGCGGCGCTACGGTCACATCGGTAACCCCAACGACCTCTGGAACAACTGCCGTGTGCGACTTTGCTGACCTTACGTTTGGCACAGCCACTGTCACAGCTCGCGGTTGCATGATTTACAACGACACTCAGTCCGACAAAGCGGTTGCGGTTATAGACTTCGGTGGTGACAAAACCAGCACGGCTGGCGACTTCACTGTTGTATTTCCTAGCCCTACGGCTACTGGCGCGATCATTCGGTTGGCGTAATGGCTTATGCCGCTACAAACACTAGATTTTCAACCGGGCATCGACAAGGAAAGCACCGACTACGCGGCTAAAGGCGGTTGGGTAGACGGCAACCTTGTCAGATTTAGAAAAGGTCGTGTCGAAAAGGTAGGCGGCTGGAAAAAGCTTGGCACAAACTTTTACTTAGGCACAGGTCGTGCCCTTCACTCTTGGATCAGCCTTGGTGGTGTGCGCTACCTTGGTGTTGGCTCGACGTTTAAGTATTACATCGAGGAAGGCAACACCTACTACGACATCACACCAATTAGGGCAACCACATCCGCTGGCGATGTCACGTTTGCAGCAACCAACGGCTCTTCAACCATTACGATTACCGACACTTCTCACGGTGCGGTTACCAACGACTTCGTGACGTTCAGCGGAGCGGTCAGCCTTGGCGGTAACGTGACGGCAGATGTTTTGAATCAGGAATATCAAATATCTTTAGTTACTGGCACAAACACCTACGAGATAACCGCCAAAGACACGTCTGGCGCAACAGTCACAGCTAACGCATCTGACAGCGGAAATGGCGGTTCAAGCGTGGTTGGTGCCTATCAAATCAATGTAGGGCTAGACACTTTCGTCAAATCGTCTGGCTGGGGTGTTGGCACTTGGGGTGCTGGCGGCTTTGGCTCTGCATCGTCAATCAGCGCGGTCAACCAGCTCAGGCTGTGGACGCACGATAATTATGGCGAAAACCTGATCATCAACCCTCGCGGTGCAGGCATTTATCGCTGGGTCGAGAACAACGGAACCAGCGTCAGGGCGCTTGAGCTTTCTGGCATTAGTGGTGCCAACTTAGTTCCAACAGTGGCGCTTCAGGTGGTTACGTCAGAGACAGACCGACACTTGGTCGTTCTTGGCGCAGACCCAATCTCTGGCAGCAGCAGGACTGGTGTGATTGATCCCATGTTAGTGGCGTTCTCAGACCAAGAGAATGAGTTGGACTTTGAGCCAAGAGCTACCAACACAGCGGGTTCTTTACGGCTATCCTCTGGCTCTTTCATTGTCGGCGGCATCAAGTCTCGTCAAGAGATCCTGATTTTTACCGACACCAGCCTCTACAGCATGAACTTTATCGGGCCACCGCTTACCTTTGCGATCAACTTGATCAACGAGGGTTCTGGCCTGTTGTCGCCCAAGTCTGCCGTAAACGCACCAAACGGTGTGTTTTATGCCAGCAAGACAGGGTTTTACTTCTACAGTGGTTCAGTCAAAC